TATCCCGCAGCAACGCCGTCACCTTTTTACCTTCCCCAGCCGCAAGATTTTCCGCCAGCTTGTACCGATGCGGGTCCAGCAGCAACTGGCAATACAGCTTCGATCCGTGCTTCAGCGGCATGGTACGTGGTCTAGTCTCATACACAATAGCACAATGAGACACACTAGACCTACCACCGAATATCCTCATCCACTTTTTTCCGCCACGCATTGGACTGCGCCCGCCTCGCCCCACCCCTCTGCTTGGCACACCCCTGCCGAATTTGCCGCGCCCACTCCAAAAACGCAGCCATTCTGTGCAAATCCGCCGTCTTCGCCAGCCTTATCTCCCGCTGGAGCCACTCCATCACAAGTTCCCTTCCCGTGCGGGCTGGACTCACTGGTCTAACTTTGCGACACGAACAATGGACTGAACCAGTCTGCCGGGATACTGCTGCCTGACCTGCTGGTGCGCCTGGAACGCATCTGGCGCCACCACATAAACATCGTGCATCGGGCCATGGAGTGCATACATCCTGACCCGATACTCGAAGTCCTCCTGGATCACTTTGCCTGGTCCCAGCTCAACCCGACCTTAGCCTCGGCCAGCGGTGGAATATCGCCAAGCCACTTAGCTTCAGCTTCTTCCATGATTGCCTGGAGCTGAGCGGCCCAAACGTCGGCGTGTTCTTCTTTCACGAGCAGGATAATCTCGTCATGCACCACGCCGGCCAAGCGCACCCGCTCTTCCCCGTCTGCTTTAAGGAACGGCCACAGTTTGCCGAGCGTAAGTTTGAGGACGGCGGCACCAGCTCCTTGGATTGGGGTGTTGCAACGGGTCGTAAGTTTATTGTTCTCGCCCGGTAGAAACCGCCGCAAGCCCGACATGCGTATGCGGATAGATGGATTGTCCGGAGCCGCATCAGCAGCGCGAGCATTGTTGCGCTGCCATTTGGAGATGCCTTTATATGCAGCGTGGAACTTTTCCCGCACCGTCGCAGCCTCATCAAGATCCATCTGGATTCCCATTGCTGCTGCATAATTTCTGAGCCCTTTTGCACCACTTCCGTATAACAAACCGAAGTTGGCTGATTTACTAACTTGCCGCTGTTCTTTTGTAACATCTTCTTCCTTGACCCCATAAATCTGCGTCGCTGTAATCGTATGCAGGTCTTTCCCCTGCTGGAACACCTGAGTCATAAGAGGATCTTGAGCTTCTGCCGCCGCCAGCCGCAACTCCATCTGTCCATAGTCCGCTACAACCAGTCGCCAACCAGTTGGTGCCTGCACACAAGCCCGAAAACGCACGTCCCGCGGCACTTGTTGCAGATTGGGACTCATGCAACTCATCCTGCCGGTGTCAGCCCCCATCTGCAGATAACTGGCACGAATAAAACCATCATCCGACAAATTCTTTAACAAAGTCTCCGCCATTTGCCGCCGCTTCTCTACACGTTTCCACCGCAAATAATCCGCAATAAGTTTGTGCTCCCCAATGTATTCCTGGAGCGCAGACTTACTCGCACTTTTCTTCCCCGTCTTCATATCCACAGGCGCCTCACCCAACAACGCGGTGAACTTCGCCAGCAACTGCACCGGACTATTTAGGTTAAAAACATCAGGATCAGTTTTCTTACCTTTCGCCCCAGGCTTTGTCTGGTACAGGATGTTGCCGTCGAGCCCGCGATGCAGCTTGGCGTGTTCCGGCAGCGCCACATCAAAGTCTTCGATGAACTTGGCACCAACCTCGTTGTGCTCAATGTCGAGGTCCTCGATCAGCTGTTGTAAGGAGTCCTTGTCGAAAGGAAGCCCGGTGCGCCACAGCTGCGCCATTGCCGGCAACGCCTTGCACTCCAGGTGCCAAGCCGGCAACAACGGCGGCGACGCAGCCGCCATCCGCTGCATGATCGGCTCCCACAACTCCGTCAACACCACCACATCCTTCGCCGCATATTCCAGCTGGCTCACCGACAAGTCTGCCGACCAGTCACTGCGCTGTTCCTCCTTGGAAATCTCGTAGCCCAAATACCGCCGCACCACATGCTGGAGCCCGTTCTTCACGTTGGCCAAGCCATTGGTCAGGATCCGGCTAGCCAGCATCGAACAGAGCACCTGCCCTTCCGGGTAAATCTCATGCTCTTGGAGCCAGCCCAGATCAAACACGGCATTGTGTGCCAGCCAGGTCCGCTCCTTGGTGAAGAAGTTTTCCAGCGTGATCCAGTCCTCATCGCTGAACTGCCAGCAGTCCAGTACAACGGGCGCTTGATCCACGGTGGCCAGCTGCAGCAGCCGCAAACCACCAAATTTTGGCTGGAGCCCAGTGGTCTCCACGTCAAACGCCACAAAGCTGGCGCCGTCGAGCGTGTGCAGGTGCTCGATCCCCTGAAGAATGTTCATGCCGGGTAGGGCGTGTTCTGTATTACTCTAACACACCTGTCAGCTCTTTGGCCGCACACAACTCAGCCAGCACCGTCCCACCCTCGGGAATCCCCAGCGTGCAGCGGTGATACCAGTGAACGCAGGTCCGGCACTCCCCGCCATCCGGCAGCGTCTTGTGCTTTTTCAACAAATGCTGCAGCCGCAACTCCTCTTTCCCTGCATCGCTGGAGCGATAACACTTGAAGCAGTAGACGGCATTGGTAGTGATGCTGCCGCACTGGATGCAGCGGCGACTGTTGATTGGAACTTGCATCAGAAAAAACGAACACGTAAAAATCCTGGAAGGCGCTTTAACACGCCAGTTTTGGTGTGCTGAGCTGCGCCATCAGGCAACTCAACCTCGACCGTAAAAACCTTGTGCCCACATTGCGGGCATTTTCGCTGGCGCAGAATCGACTCCGCCGTATCCCGGCAAGTGCGATCCACGTCCATCCGCTTGAAATCACACCTGGCGCATCGCATTACGCCACTTCCTGTTTTTCACAATGCACCAAGCGTGCTGGTATGAAATCCCGTACACCTTGGCCAACTCCGCAATAGAAGTGCCCGAGGCATAAAGATGCCTCAAATCCAGCGCGTTCTGCGGCGTCAACACCGCCGTCCCCGGAATCGACCCCTCCCGAAACGACGTCTTCGTCGCCGGTCTCTTCGGCTCACTCATTCCGATAAGGCTCGGTCGCCAACGTGTTAATCAGCCGGTTCAAATACCACCGACATTTTTCGGCATCCTCCAGCGGATCCTTCTTCAGCCACATCCGACTGAGATACTTCAGGCATTGCCACTGGAGCGAGCCAACCACAGCGTCTGGCGCGTGCTGGACCCAATCCTCCAAGATGTCAATGACTTCTATCTTGCCGGCGGTGTAATGGCTGGGATGATGCACCGCGTCGCTTACCTGGAACTGAAAGTCGCTCATCCTTTGGATTCCTGAACGGTGGTATCGCCGTGGTAACGGCCAGTCATCGAATAGTCTTTGCCGGGCAACATCGACATGCGGTGGAACACAATCTGTGCAATCCGCATCCCAGGCCACAACGCAACTGGGTGCATAGCGCGTGCATTTTGCAGCTCCAGCGTCAACCGCCCTTTGTAACCAGGGTCTATATACCCCGCGAGCAAATGTTCAATCCCCTCCCTAGCCCGGCTGGATTTGAGCGCCAGCTGCCCAGCAATACAGTCAGGCAGCTGAAACTCCTCCAACGTCTCCGCGAGTATGAACTCATGCGGCTGGAGCAAGAAAGGTTCCTCCTGCGTGTGCCCCACGATGGAGCGATGGACCATGTGGCGCGTCAGCGGTGACTCCACCAACACGTTCTCGCCGAGTCTCACATCGAGACTCGCGGGATTCAGCAACTCCTGGTCGTAGGGGCTTACCAGATTCCGCCGCACTAGCGACACAATCTGATGGTCACACAGGATCGACACCTCAGATCACCACCGTGGTGGGCTGATCCTGCTGGAGCGTCACGTGTTTCCACGTCTTGTTCCACTTGATGCAGTTGATCGTGGTGCTATGGACGCCAAACTCCTTAGCGATCTTGGCGACCGACTTGCCACCAGCCTGCAGCTGGCGCTTAATTTCCAGCACCTTCTTCTCCGTCAACGCCGCCCGCGTCTTGCGGCGCGACACACGAGTCTTAGGTTGAGACTGGGTAGCGGTTGCACGCACAGCTTTAGCTGCTGGTGCGATTGCCGGCTTGGTCACGTCCAGTTCAACGTGCTGGCAGGCGTTGATGGCCACGAAGGCGTGCTCCAGGGCAGTAGTGATCTGCTGGAACTGTTCGTCAGAAAGAATGTGCATGATCGTTGGTAGAACGGTGAGAGTGTAGTACAGGATCAGCGAGAAGAAAGCTCGATCTGGAGCGCAGCCTGGAAGTAGCCGGCGATTTTCATGCGCCGGAATTCTGAGCTGGCATCGTCGCTGTGCTTGTCCTCGATAAAGGAGTAGTTGTGCCGCGACTCGTTGAGGGCCGCCAACGTCTCGACGTTGAGCAGCTCCAGGTCTCGAAGCGGCATCTCCTTGATCTTGTCCAAGTAAACGGTCTGGCTCAACAGGAAGGACCTGTAGAACGGAACCACGTTGGTTTCAGTCATCAATAGCCGTTGGTGTAAATGCTCCAGCGCTCGCGCACCCAAGCGTCGTATTCAGCAGGCGTCGCAAAACGCCCTTGAAATTCCCTTGGAACGGAGGTGGAGGGTTTAGCAGGTTGCCGATAGAGATCGGCTATTTCACCGGGGCCGTAACCTCGGGACTGCCGATAGTAATCGTTGTACCAGTCAAAGTTCATGCGAAATACCTGGGGTCTTGGTGGCGTATCCGGGTGAGATCCGTGAGACGCAACTTGAGAATCTCGTGGATGGCCAGCTTGGCGAGTCTGCTGGAGCAGATCGTGTCGCTGGTGGCAAACACGTAGATCAGGTGACGATACAGCTGGGTCAGCGTTTTGGCGCGGACCCAGTGCGTGTCGCCGGGAATCGGCTCGGTGCCGTACTCCCAGTCGTCGTAATCCTCGGAGTTCCGAAGTTCGCGGGCTTCAGTCGTCCCAATCGGACGTGTCGATTGGGGCCCAGTCGTCGATTCTGTTGGTGAGGAGTTGGCGGAGTCCGTCATCGCTGGCGGGGATCAGATCCTCTTCGTGAAGGTCGAAGGAGCCTCTGCACAAGGCAGGCCCCCACTCTGCCGGATAAAGGTGGCTTTGCGGAATGACCACAACCATGTCGTCAACAACGGCATTGACACAGAGGCGAGTACCACCATCTTCAAACCACAGATCCTCAATTTCCAGTACCTGGCTCATTTGACCTCCCGTGCAGTTTGGCGGGCTTCGATGCCGTCCATCCAGGCATCCCAGCTCATCTTCAAGAACTGTTCTAAGTCCTGCAGCTGCTGGAGCTGGAGCATGTCGTAGGTCGGGTCTACACCGAGACGCTCGCTATCGACGATTTTTTCTTGGAGCTGAATCGCAGACCAGTGGACGGCGAAGTACCACGGGCTGAGCTTGGTGTTGTCAACTTTGGTGCAGGTGAAATCGTCCATGTCAATCAGTAATAAAAGGCACGCCGTTGCGGGCGTGCCCTTACTGTTGCACACAGCCAGCTAGGCGTCCAGCCGGGCTGTTGCAATTCTTCATGTGGCCCATTGGGTGAGGTAGACAGTGACTACCAGCATCCCCAGCAGCCACGTCAGCCCAAAGACCACCACCGGCGGAATCACGCTGGAACCCCCAGGTCTTCCGGCTGGTACTGAGTCAGAACACAGACGTCAGCGCCCTGTTTGAGCGCCGTCCCAACGATGTAGTGAAACTGCCCGTGGGCATCGTCTGACTCAACGATCTGGTACTCCTCAACCTCATACGCCCGGCCCCTCCGATACCACTGCACGCGGACCACGGCCAGCAAATCGAAGGGAATGTCACCGACGGTGTAACCCAAGGTTGGCTTCCTGGGACGCTTCGGCTGAGGCGGTTCAGGTTTAGCCACGGGTTCTCTCCAGATCAGCCACGCGGCAGCCCGCATGAGCCCTAGGAAAAAGTTAGGCGGTCTGAACTTGTCCATCAGTCCCAGAGCCGTGCGGCTTCCTCCATCAGGTGGGCCAGCTCAGCCTCAGAACGCTCCTCTCCCTTTGGGGATACCTCCAAAACCTGTCCCACTGGGGCAGATCCCTTGGTATCACTGGGATTAGCAGTGGGACACGGTTGGGGGTTGTCCCACTGTGAATCCACCTCATCCCCAGCAGTGGGACAGCAGTGGGACACGTCGGAGGGCTGTCCCACTGTACTTTCCAGTCCCTGACTGGGTTCTTCCCCAGTGGGACACATATTTATAGGCTTTTCACGCGAGGTAATTGCACGGTAAAAAGCAGTAGGAGAACCACCCCCCTCACTGGGACGTTCTTCAGCCACCTCAATCAACCCCCTGGAGACCAACCGCTGGACCGCCTTGCGGATCCCGGCGACGCTTCCACCACACAGGGAATCAGCAGCCAGGTCAGAGCGGCTTACAGACCGCGGATACGCCGCCCTAACGCGCTGGAGCACCCGATCCACGATGGAAGCCGGCCCGGCGCTCTCGGTGTCGACTTCCATGTAGTCCGCCAAGGAGAAGGTGAGGTCGCTCTCCAGCTTCATCAGCAGCTTGCTGCCATCGCGCCCAGCCCTGGACTTCTCCACGGTGATGAGGCGGGCGTTGTAGCCGGTCTGCTCCACCTGCTTCTTGTCAGGCCGCCGCAGGCCCCACACCTCATCCACAGCGTCCCTGATGGCCGTGGAACCCCGGAAGCCACCGGTCTTGTTGGCATGGTGAATCAGCAGGATCGTGCAAGCCGGAAAAAGCCGCCCATTGTTGTTGGCCAGCCAATAGATCGGGCTCGCAAACTCCTTCTTGTTCTCGTCGAACGCCGAACCCCTGGAGCAGCCGGTGATCGAGTCGATGATGACCAGCTTGGGCCGGTGCTTCTCGATCAACTTGACGAAGCGGTAGTACCAGTTCAGGTCCCACCCCATCACCACCGTCACCGGATCGGACTTCCTGAACTCCAGATCCCGCAGCTGCTGCTGGACCTGCACCTCGGACTGGTCGCCATTAAGGATCAACACCGAGCCCGGCTCCACTGGCACAAGATCAC